GCAAGTCTTGGCCCGTACTCTCGGCGGCGCCGCTTATGGTCTGTACGGTTATCTCGACTGGATTGCCGAGCAGATCCTTCCCGACAAAGCCGATGAATCGACTCTGGAGCGCATCGCTGCGCTGCGCCTGAACCAGCCGCGCAAAGCCGCGCAGGTGGCCACTGGCAGTGTCAGCTTTACCGCCACGGCCGGTGCGGTGCTCGACGTCGATACGTTGCTGCAAACCAATGACGGGCGTACCTACAAAGTCACGGCGGCGCGCACCACGGTCAACGGCAGCAACAGCACCACCATCGCCGCGCTTGACGCCGGCAGCCTGGGCAATGCCGACGCCGGTCTGGTGCTGACCCCCGTGCAGCCGATCACCGGCATCGTCAGCAGCAGTTTTGTCCTGCTGGCGCCGGGGCTCAACGGGGGTGTGGCGCGCGAAAGCCTGGAGTCGTTGCGCTCGCGAGTGATCCGTTCGTATCGGGTCATTCCTCACGGTGGCTCGGCCAGCGACTACGAAACCTGGGCACTGGAAGTGCCGGGCGTGACGCGGGCCTGGTGCCGCGGTGGCTTTCTCGGGCCGGGCACTGTCGGCGTGTACATCATGCGCGACGATGACCCGCAACCAGTGCCGAACGACGAGCAACTGGCCGAGGTGCAGGCTTACATCGAGCCGTTGCGCCCGGTCACGGCAGAAGTGCACGTGCGTCCGCCGATTCAGGTGCCGGTGGTTTATCGCCTGAAGTTGACCCCCGACACCAGCGCCGTGCGCGCGGCCGTCGAAACCCAATTGCGCGACTTGCACAACCGCGAGGCTGACCTCGGCGAGGATCTGTTGATCAGCCACATCCGCGAAGCCATCAGCAGCGCGGCGGGTGAAACCGATCATGTGCTGAGCGCCCCCGTCGCCAACGTTTCGGCCAATGACAGCGAACTGCTCACCTTCGGAGGTTGCGTATGGGGGGCATAAGAACTGCCGCGCAATATCAGGCGCAACTGCGCGCCTTGCTGCCCAGTGGCCCGGCCTGGGACCCGGAGCGTGTGCCGGAGCTGGAAGAAGTGCTGCAAGGCGTCGCGGTCGAACTGGCGCGCCTCGACGCCCGCGCCGCCGACCTGCTCAACGAGATGGACCCGGCCGGCGTCAGTGAACTGGTGCCCGACTGGGAACGGGTGATGAACCTGCCCGACCCGTGCCTGGGCGCGACCCCGCTGTACGACGACCGTCGCCTGGCCGTACGTCGGCGCTTGCTCGCGGTCGGCAGCCAGGCCGTCGGCTATTACCTTGAAATCGCCAAAAGCCAGGGCTATCCCAACGCCACCATCACCGAACTCGAAGCACCGCGCATGGGCCGTTCGCGTTTCGGCTCGGCACATTGGGGCACGTGGGAAGCGCAGTTCATGTGGACGCTCAACACCGGCGGGCGCCTGCTGCTCGGCCGGCGTTTCGGTGCGAGTTATTGGGGCGAGCGCTTCGGCGTCAACCCGGGCTCGGCGCTGGAATGCCTGATCCACCGCAGTGCGCCGGCGCATACCAAGGTGCACATCAATTATGACTAGGGAGTAACGGGATGGATTATCCAAAGAGTGTGCCCAGCGCCGGTTTGGTGAATGGGAAATTTGTTGATGAAAACCCATTGATGGGAACGCCGGGATCTTTGATTCCGGCGGATTGGGGTAACGGCGTTACCCAGGAAATTCTCAACGTGATCAATGCCGGTGGGCTGACCCCGGACGAGAAGAAATACGATCAGTTGTTGCAGGCGATTCAGTCGGTGACAGCCAAGGGTTGGAATCAGGATCTGGCGTTGCCTCTTGTGGCATTGCCGCTGCCGACCGTTGCCACTACCGATGGCCGGCTGACGGTCAGCCCGGCTGCGGCATCCACTAGCGGTGGCAGGGTTGCAATTGCGGCGGGCACGTATATCAGCCTGGGTCAGGAAGTCGTGAGTGGCCAATTGGGTCGTTCGCGCACTTTTATGACGTCCGCCTGGAGCAGTGCTGATCTGTTGCCCAGCAGTCATTATTTTCTGCGCGCGCAAGTCTCTGGCGGTGTGCTGACGTTCTATGTGCAGCGCGGCAATATCCATGACGTGATGCCCGAGTCGTTGAAAGGAACAGTCAACGGCGCCGCCGGCGGCGGATTCCAGTCAACAGCACTGGACATGTGCCTGGCCTGGGTAATTACCGGCGCACCGGGCTCGGTGCCCACTGTGCGAACCATTTATAACCGTGCCCGTTTGACCTGGACCCAAACCGTCAACGGGACGGGCGCAATTTTCCTGCCACTGGATCCCCATGCACGTTCTGCACGATTGGTTGCCGGCAACCCGACACCGTCGTCGACGGCGGTGACGTCGGTCGCGTTTCCATCAACTGGATGGGTGGGGGGCAACTATTGCTTCCTGTCGCCCGTAATTGCCGGCAGCTCCAACAACCCCGGGGGCTGGAATCCCGCAACGATTTCCCCTTGTGTGTTGTTCACCAACAACATCGTTAACGACGTGACGGTTGCAACGCTGGCCGCCAGTTTCGACCATGCCAATTTGCGCTCGCTGTGGCAGTGCTATCAGGCAGAGCACAACCTTGGCCAGTCGAACGCCGAGAGTGATGAGTTGTTGCTGAGCATGGGCATCAAGACTCATCCAATCACCGACTACAGCGTTGGTATTGCAATCAACTTTGCCGACGCCGTGAACGTCCAACTGTCGTGGGAGCTTATTCGATGATCGTTATTCAGGAGCTTCATCAGTTCGACGGCGAAATGCGTCTTCCCCAACCCTCTGCCGCCCATGACTGGGACGGTGATAAATGGGTAGTGAACGGCGATAAACAGTCGGCGCTGGACGCGCAGGAGACTGAACGCTTGTGCACAAAAATCGACGCCGCCGCCGATAGTGCCCGCGCGGAGCTGGCCGGCGATCCGCTTAAAGCCATGGAATACGCCCAGGCCGCCGCCGACGCTAAGGCTTATCAGGACGCCGGTTACCCGAAAAAGGAAGTGCCGCTGTCTGTGGCTGCCTGGGTGGTCAAAGGTCGTACGGCCAAACAGGCTGCCGAGCAGATTCTCGGCAAGGCTGATGAACTGACCGATCACCTGCTGACCCTGCGCACCCTGCGTCTGAAAGCCAAGGCGCAGATTCGTGCGCAGGCCGCCAAAGGCAATCTGGAGCAGGCGCACAGCGCAGGTGCTGAAGCATTGGTCGCGATTCGTCAGCTGGTCAGCGGTGTTTCCGGCTAAGCCAAAAAGCCTTCGTTCTGCGTCACCCAAGCCCACTTCAACGTGGGCTTTTTATTTTCAGAAAACCGACCGTAGACGGACACGCTTGAAACGCTGTGTCGGTACCGGTCATTTGTCATTTCAAAGGAACGAACAACCTATGGATTATCCAAAAAGTGTCCCCAGCGTCGGCCTGGTCGATGGCTGCTTCGTCGATGAAAACCCGTTGGCTGGCACACCGGGATCGTTGATTCCGGCGGTGTGGGGCAACAGTGTCACTCAGGAAATTTTGAGTGTTATTAACGGTGCCGGGCTGGTCGCTGCCGAAGCCGACACCGGCCAACTGCTCAAAGCCATTCAATCGATTGTCGGCAACGCCAGTCCGATGCGTTCGGTCGTCACTCGTCTCGCCGCGACGAAATCGCTCACTGACCAGGAACTTGGCCTGGTATTGATCGATGGCAGCGCCGCGCCCTTGACCGTAACGTTGCCAGCGGCGAATGCGGCTCTGGGTGTGCGTGATGTGATTGTCCGGCGTATGGATAACACGGTTAACCGGATGGTCGTTCAGGCCTCGGGCAGCGACCGGATCCGGTTTCATACGCATCTGTCAGCGAACGGTTATCCGTTTCTGGTGCTGATGGGCGGTGGTGACTGGTGGCAATTACGCAGTGACGGCGCCGGCAGTTGGTGGCCGGTCGGACGATTTGACAATACCCCGTTGGGCAGACCTTCGTTTGAAACCACAGTGGTGCTCAATCCCGGGGGTTATGGTCTGCTCAATGGCAACTTTCTCAAGCGTGCGGAATGGCCTTGGCTGTGGGACTTCGCTCAGGCTTCGGGGGTGTTGACGACGGAAGCGGCGCGCTTTACCCGAGAGGGCGCGTGGACCAGTGGCGACGGTGCATCGACCTTTCGAATTCCGGAGATTCGCGGTGAATTTCTGCGAGTGCTCGATGAAGCCCGAGGCATCGATATCGGGCGAGTCGCCGGTACGCTGCAGAACCATTCGCTGCAAAGCCATAACCACTTTCTCCCGACAGGAACCGGTTCATCTTTCCGTCCGGCACCGGCGATTCCGGATACCGTCTGGAACGTGGGCACTGACGTCAACTTTTCCCCGACCTCCGGGACCGTTGCGACGACCTATCCCAACCCGGCATTCGACTCGGATACCTACATCGGCAACATCGGTATTTTTTCTGCCGAAACCCGTCCGCGAAACATCGCCCTTCCTGCGCGAATCAAACTGATCTGAGGTGCCCATGTTCAATTATCTGATAGATGACAGCGGGGCCTTGGTCGGTCCTGTCGAGTTTCAGCCCGTGCCGGGACTGGGTCTGCAACTGCCCAGCAACGCAGTGACGCTGAGCATCGAACTGGCGCCAGCGCCCGAGGGATTTGCCTGGGCCTATGACAACGGTTCGTTGCAACAACGGGTTGATTGTCGCGGCGATGTCTACCGCACCGACACGGGCGTCCGGCAAACCTGGACCCGCCTGGGAGAATTGCCGGAGGGCTTCACTCAGTTGCCCTGGCCGGGTGGCTTTCATGCCTGGGTCGATAACGCCTGGCAGGTCGATGAAGCCGCGCAATTGGCGGATCTCAAGCGTGTCGTGCTCGCTCAGCGGGATGCCTTGCTCCGCGATGCAGTGCTGAGAATCGCACCGTTGCAATACGCCGAGGACATCGGTGATGCCGACCACAACGAACAACTGCTGCTGATCGAGTGGAAGCTCTACAGCGTAGAGCTGAACCGTCTCGACAAGCAGTCGGGTTTCCCGCACGAGTTCATTTGGCCGACCGTACCCGACGCCATCACTGAGGCCTGAACAGGCAACAAGGAGAGTTGCAATGGATTATCCAAAAAGTGTCCCCAGCGCAGGGCTGGTGGATGGCAAATTTGTCGATGAAGACCCGCTGAGCAGCAAACCGGGATCGTTGATTCCGGCGAGTTGGGGCAACGGCGTCACTCAGGAAATTCTGGGGGTTGTACAGGCGGGCGGTCTCACGCCGAGTGAAGCCTCCAACACGCAATTACTGGGTGCACTGCGCAGCGCTCAGTTATTCAAGACCGCCGCACCCTTCGATGTCAGCCGTGCGGCGGCGACTTGCGAGTTTGTCCAGCGGGCGCTTGGCAGTTATGCGGGATCGCGCAACATCGCGGCCGCCACGCAGTTGACCGCTGCCGATGTGGGGTGCTCGTTCGGTCTGGGCGGTAGCGCGTCTTACACCGTGAACTTGCCGGATCTGGGCCCGCTTCCCAGTGGCGCAACCATCGCTTTGCACTGCCGCAGCAGCGTCCCCATCACCGTTGCGTCCCCAGGTGGAGCACAAATCAGTCCGCAAGGCGTGTTGATGAATGCGATTGTGATGAATGGTGGCGAGAGCGCCACCTTCGTCAAAGAAAGTGGAATCTGGGCGGTTCATGGAACGGCGAGTCTGAAATATGCCGCGCTGTTTTCCGGCATGGTGAGCAATCCGGGCTTCCAGAAACACCTGAGTGGAAATATCGAGCAGTGGGGTACGGGTTATTCGAATGCCGAGGGGAATATCTATGTGACGTTTCCAATGGCCTTTCCCCGAGGTTTTTTTTCGCTGGTGGCTACCCATACGGGAGGCGATGCGGCGATGGTCGCGCTGATTGCGTACACCCAGTTGGGTTGCACGCTGAGAATCCGCAATTCGGCCGGTCAGGTGAGTGCCGGTTGGGCCGTGAACTACATTGCAAAGGGTTATTGAATGAACACCTACAATATTATGTTCAGCCCCAGTACACGGGGTGCCTACGTACCGGGCATCAACTCGACGGACATTCCCGACGACGTCATTGAAATTCCTAAGGACTACTGGATTTCGCTGCTCCAGCAACTGGCGGTCAGCGCGAAAATGATCGGGGTTCGGGCGGACAATGGCTATCCGATCCTGATCGATCCACCGTCGCCTTCGACAGAAGAACTCGAAGACATCGAACGTGGCTGGCGCATAGCGCAACTGGCAGCCACCGACGGTCTGGTGGCGCGAGATCGCGATGAATTGGAAGACGGCGGTGGCACCACGCTGACCACCGAACAATACGCCGAACTGCAGGCCTATCGGCGCGAGTTGCGCGACTGGCCGCAAGGATCGTTTTTCCCGTTCAGCGAGCATCGTCCGGTAGCGCCGCGCTGGTTGGCAACGGCACTGTGAGCCCACTTTATTCCACGAGGATGCAGTAGCGGAAAACTCCGGAAAGAAATGGCTGGCAGGCGTGGGCCGCCGGCCATGGTTCAATCGCAGTACATCCAGGGAGGATCAAGCATTATGCAAATAACTGAAAACAACCTTATCGACATCATGCCCAACGCCCGCTCTCAAGCGGGCGTTTTTGTTTCTGCGCTCAACAGTGCCATGGCTCGCCGCCATATCGACTCACCAAAACGCATCGCTGCGTTCCTTGCGCAAGTCGGTCATGAGTCCGGGCAATTGCGCTATGTGCGTGAACTGGGCAACAACCAATACCTGAGCAAATACGACACCGGCACCTTGGCCTTGCGTTTGGGCAATACGCCAGAGGCTGATGGCGACGGGCAAAAATACCGTGGGCGTGGGCTGATTCAGATCACCGGCCGCAGCAACTATCGCCAATGCAGCCTTGGGCTGTTCGGCGATGAGCGTCTGCTGTCGTTGCCTGAACTGCTCGAGCAACCACAATGGGCAGCCGAATCGGCAGCATGGTTCTGGGAACAGAACGGCCTCAACGAGCTGGCCGACCGCGATCAGTTCAACACCATCACGCGGCGTATAAACGGCGGGTTGAACGGCTTGCAGGATCGTCTGGAGATCTGGGCGCGGGCGAGGGCGGTGCTATGCCTTTCTCCTGGCGCGTGATCGGCCTTCTTTTGCTGGCCGCGGGCGCTTTTGCGGCGGCCTGGCAGTTGCAGGACTGGCGCTACGGCCGGCAACTGGCCGAGCAGGCCCGGTTAAACGCTGAGGTGCTGAACCAACAGAATCTGGCCGCCGCCTCGGCCCAACAGGTCGAGCAGGATAAACGTCTGGCGCTGGAGCAACGGCTCTCGGCCAGTGAACAAAGCCACTACCGAGCGCTGAGCGATGCCCAACGTGATCAAGATCGCTTGCGCGATCGTCTTGCTACTGCTGATGTGCGCCTGTCGGTCCTTCTCGACGCCGGCGACGTTGCCCAAGGCTGCAACGTGCCCGCCTCCGCCGGCACCGGCGGCGTGGATCATGCAACCGTACGCGCCCGACTTGACCCGGCGCATGCTCAACGAATTATCGCCATCACCGACAGCGGCGACCGCGGACTGATTGCCTTGCAGGCGTGTCAGGCCTATGTCAGAGCGTTGGCGCCCGAACATTTTGAATGAGTCTGTGTATTGAAAGCGCAACCGGCTCGTGTACGGTGGAGGCATTCCACACGATCCGGAGAGCGCCGTGAAAGAGATCACCCAACTGGCCGCCGAGCTTGGCCGACGTCTGCAAGTGCTCAATGCCCACGTGACCACCGCCGAGTCTTGTACCGGTGGTGGCATCGCAGAAGCGATCACGCGGATCCCCGGCAGTTCGGCGTGGTTTGAGGCCGGTTATGTGACGTACTCCAACCGGCAGAAAACCCTGCAACTGAATGTGCCGACCGAGTTGTTTGAAACGGTGGGCGCGGTCAGTGCCGAAGTGGTCGAGGCCATGGTGCGTGGCGCTCAAGACAAAAGCCTGGCGCGATTTGCCGTCGCGGTCAGCGGCGTGGCCGGACCGGACGGTGGTTCACCGAGCAAACCGGTGGGCACGGTGTGGCTGGCCTGGGGCGTTGGCGAGGCGGTTACCACTGAGGTTCAGCACTTCCCGGGTAACCGCGATGAAGTCCGCCGACAAACGGTGAAGGCCGCGCTAGAGGGGCTCCTGCGACTAGCGGCACGAGAAATCGAAAATCAGGGGTAGGCGATCCGCGAACGCTGTGGAATAAT